GCTTTTAAGGGCTATCGATGGCGATGCTATCGCGCTTTTTAAAATCAGACAGTTCTGCGATTACGTATATAAACTCGCGCTCGGTTTTTCTCCAAAAGAGATTGCCAAAGCAACAGACAAATACGTGAAGACAGATTCTGAGGTTTCAGGAGTAATCTCCTTGGGTTCGGAAAAAGCAATCAGGAATTTATTCCATATGCTCTTTCCGAAACTTTCTAAAGTTGAAGCTCATGACATATTCAGCCAACGTACACGGAACGGCCCAGGGTCCTTTCAAGGATCCAAAGCAAAAACGACACAATTAAATGTGCCGAACCCATCCGTTTACAAGAAGCTGCCTGCCGACTTAGTCGGACTATGCCCAGCTCATCTAAAGAGTTTCGCCGGTTACTTCAAAGCTTATCCAACTTCAGGAGAAGCTGTTGTAACTCCAAAGGAATCGCGGATTTGCGAGGTCACCTTTGTCCCAAAGGACTCAAGAGGGCCTCGTGTAATTTCGATGGAGCCGTACCTGCTGTTAAAAGCACAGATGGCCTATCAGGATTACGTTTCGCGGGCTCTAGAAATAGAGTCGAACTTCCATGTGAACTTCCGTTCACAGGAGATAAATCGCGAGATTTGTAAGGAATCCTCAACGACCAGAGAGTACGCATCATTGGACCTACGCGACGCGAGCGATCGCGTCGGAAATGGACTGGTGAAGTCGATTTTCAGGTATTCACCTGGATTGAGATACTTCACTCGTAATTGTAGGTCCGAGTTCGCTTTGCTTCCCAACGGAGACGTTATACGTCTTCGCAAGTTTGCAAACATGGGCAGTGGACTCTGTTTTCCAACGCTTGCTTTGGTAGTTTATCTTGCCGCGACACTCGGCGTACACAGGTACCATCGGTCACAATCTTTAAGATGGTGCGCGAAAAAAGTATTTGTGTTCGGCGATGACCTTTTGGTACCTCGTGAGTGCGTACCGTACGTGAGAGAAAGCCTAGAAAAATATGGGCTTGCTCTTAACGACGATAAATGCTACTCCAGTGGGTACTTCAGGGAATCTTGCGGCGCAGACTATTACCATGGCATTTCTGTGTCTCCTGTCCGTCTAAGATTGACGGGTGCAGGTTTTGATCCGATCATAAAATATCGGAACGGGTTTCTTCCTCTTGCTTCGAAGGATAGCCGGCATGTTAAGCCGGACTTAGCTGTCCTTCAGCTCGAGCGCCATTGCCGTGAGCTTGTCGACGCAGGACTTTATAGCCTCGCCGACTACATGTACTCACAGTGTGAGCGTTATCTTGGAGAGATGCCTAAGGTGTCGAAAGATTCTCCGGCTCTTGGTCGTTATAGCCCTCACAATGTGCCGCAAGGTGCAGCTAAGGGTTATTTGGCTATTCCGGACAACGTAACTTTTGACGCAGTCTGCCCTTTAAAAGGGTTAGGCGCTTGGAGTATGAGCGTTGATGGTTTAGGACAAGATTGGAGTCTTACACCCGTGAGGCGATCGATCTCATTAAAACGACGGGTACTGGAACCTTTCACTTTAGTCCCTTATGGTCTAGCAGAAGTGCCAGATTGTAGAGGATTCAATGTACGAAATAATTTCGTATAGGTGATCGGAGGGGAAACAAATGTCTAGTTTCCAGCTAGAGGGTGTGAATAAAGCGTTAGCTACGTTTTTTAACCGCAGGTGCTACCACACC